ATTATATTTTTGATTACTTGACCACCAACCACTATAAACTGGATAAACTGTAACATCAGTATGTGGTCTTAATGTAACATCTCTTGTAGAATTGTCAAATGGTGATACAAGTTTTACTTTACCAGTTCCTACTGTTGCTGGAGTTGTAAGACTTCCCGAAACAATAATTGTAAATGTATCATCAGTTGCATCACTATAGGCTTCACTTACAATCCAATCTCCATCTTCTGTTATTAAATAATTAGTTCCTGAATCAGTTCCAGACTCTAATATAATTTGATGGTCAAGTGCAGTCTGAACCTCATATACTCCATCATAACCAGTTGTTGTAACACCAGAAATTTCTACTTGTTCTCCAGCAGTTACTCCATGTGGCCCTGTAGTCTCTACAGTTGCAGTAGTACCAGATCTTGTAATAGTTTCTACAGTACTGAATAGTTGTGGTTCATGTCCAAGATGATTACCACGTTTAAGAGTACCAGCTACATGATCTGTAGTTCCCTTGATTTCTGTTGACCCTAATAATGTTGTTCCATCAGAATTAGTACCCAATCTTCTACCAATGACTGTAGTAAGGACAGCCTCAAAGAGACTTGCAAGAGTTGGTGTGTAGGAAGTAATTCCTGTAACTGGTACAGTCATTAATGCTGAAACTTTATTAGTAATACTTACCTCACCAAACATTGCAAAACCAGCTGGATGGACAGCCTTCTTAATCTCTGCTCTCCAATCTTTAATTGCAGCTCCTACTTTAACAACATAAGAAAAATCTTGATAGTAATATGAATCTTGAACTCTCATTAAAGATTCACTAAGTTTACCTTTATCATTATTATAAGTTCCTGCTGTAGTACCTATAGTTCCTATTGTAGTTGATAATACTCCTTGTGAAATTTCTGAAAGTATACAATAATTTGTAGCAGAACCCCTTGTAAGTATTTCTGATTTTTCAAAAGATCCATTAGTAACTTTAACTGTAAGTGTTTGTCTTTCATTATCCCATGCTGTTACTGTGCCTATTGCTTCTGATTCTGCTCCAGTTATAGTATCCCCCGATGCAAATGCAGTTGTAAGAGTTATGTCTGGTGGTGATGAAACATTAGTATTTCTAGTAAGCAACATCTTGACAGGAACAGTTGCAGTTGGTGCAGTTGAAAATCCTGTTCCGAAATTAGTAACCTCTACACCAGAGATTGCACCCAATCCAGAAGTTGACCAACCAAGAAAAGTTGCATTTGCTCCTAGTGATGTTACACCAGAAATAGTTACTTTTGCTTTACTATTACTACCAGTTATAATTTGGTCTGTAGCAAAAGCTCCTGTACTTTTAGTGATAGTAATTCTGCCTGGAATAGCAGTTGAAATTATTGCAGTTATTGGGGGAGATGCATTATTGGTTATTGTTTCTCCTGCTACAAATTTTCCAGAAGTTGTAAGTGCAGATTGATTGTATGTTATTCTATGTGTTGCTGGTGTAATGGTTGGCATTTTCTCATAACCAGAACCACGAGAAAACATTGTTACATTAACAACCTCTCCAACTTCAGAGTCAATTTGAGAACCAGAATATCCATGTGCAGTATTATGTGGGCCGTTTGATGGTTGATCTCCTAAGTCTACGAATGTAGCTGTTTCTAACTCAATCTGATTACCAGTATATGCATCTATAGATTCTGTTGCATCTTCAAATACAATATGATCAAAAGTATTCATTCCATATGCTGAAATATCTCCAGCCTCTGGTGCAATCGAACCACCAATACAAGAAACAATAGCATTAGCACCAGCACCTTCAGTATTTGTGCTATCAAAATATAAAGGATCACCTACAGTATATCCAGAAGCACCAGTTGTTACAGTTGCACTCACAAGAATTGGTTGTACTGTTCCCGCAATAGATATATCTGGATCTGCATTATCAATTCCTGTAATTTCTGCTCCTGCAACAAATGTACCAATTATAGAATCTACATTTAATATTAATTGATAAACTGTTGATTCACCTTCTTGTAGTTGAAGTATAGATTCCACAGCTGCAGAGGCAGAAGCAATATCTAAACTAACATTTACTGTTTGAGTTATAGTTTGTCCAACTAAATTATTTGGGTCATTTTCCGTAGCAATAATTCTAAGAATAGTATCACTAGACCAATCCCCACCAGATACTTTAAGAATATTTTCTGTAGGATAAGTAAGTTCTGGTGTTTCATCGAACATTAACCTAAAGAAAGTTGCATGGCCCTTTTGAGAACCTTTTGCTCGATATAAATCACGAACACTTTTAACTAATTTTCTTTTGGAAACTCCTGTTGCTAGAGTATTAGGAACTGCGGTAAGAAATGAATTACGGAAATGATCTAAGAAATCACTAACAGTATTATCAACATCCGCATATTGTAAAAGTTGTTGAATATTTTGTACAGGATTACCTTGATATTTGGATATTGTAGCACTACCTCCTGAAGTTGCACCTACAATTATTTCACCAATTTCAAAGAACCTATTGGCTTCAATATAAAGAATATTATTATTATTATCTTCTGCAAGAATAGTTGCAGTAGCTCCAGAAGTTTGTCCTGTTACTATTTCATCTTTTTGGAAAGGCCCAAATGGAGAATCTTCATATACAAACCTTGTACCATCTTCTTCATTAGCAAGAAAATTAGTAGTAAGTTTGTTTTCTAAAAGTATTTGATCTACTTCTTGTGGTTTGGTAAGTGTAAGTTTTGCAGCCTCAAGAAACTTATAATACTCCTTTAGAAATTGTACAAAAACAGGATGATCTTTTTGTACAAATTCAGGAAACTTATCTTCTACAAAGGATGAAATTTTTTCATCTAAAAAGGTACTCGCCATATTACGATGTTGTGTATGTGCTTCCTACAGGGGCAGTTGAATCAGATGTAGTATAACCCACACCAGCTGTTGCACTTCCAGTAGCAAAGTCATCGACTTCAGCAGTTACAGTTGTTGCAACAGTATCAATTTCTACAATTTGTTGTCTTACTGGAATAACATCATTAGAATTAGGTTTAATTGTTACATCTATAGTAGCATTTGTATTAGTTGTAGCTGTTATATTAAATGAAGTTAATATCACTTCTCCTGTATTATAATTAATAGATCCAGCTTCTGCATTAGTAATAGTTTTTGTAGTTCCACCTAAAAGATAAAAAGTTCGTATATTTCCATTACCATCATCTTCTATAAATTGTTCATTAATATTTCCATCTAAATAAAATCCAGTAGATTCTAATACAGTCTGTGTCCAATTTGGTGCTGGATGATATGCAGCGTTGTTAAATGCTATGGTATATTTTGTAATTGCATCTAGAGTAGGTGTAATAATCCTTTTCAACTTTATAGTTGCAGTACTAGAAAGAATAGATGAATCTGTATTATCAATCTTATTTAATAAATTTGAATGTCTAAACACACTATCGAATTTTTGAAGATTATTAGTATTAAAAGATTCTATAGTTGTTTCAACTAAAGCTTTAATGTCTGATTTTGATTTATCTGTTAGTGTAGAATTATATTTAGCAGTTACTCCCATAACCAGATATAAAATTTCTGCATCAAGTATTTCTGGAACAATAGATGCAACATTAAATTTCTTTAAACTTGTTACAATAGAATTCTTAGATGTACTAGTTAAGGATGTTCCAGAATTTGGTCTAATTGCAATATAAACTTTTCCATATATTGGTGGATCATTATCTTCTCCACCCCAGCATTGAATTGACTTGATGTTTGTAAAGACTGAAGGTACGATTGATTTATAGTCATCTGGTGTAACTGCACGACCTTGAGCTGCATACTTTAATGGTGCATTAAATTTAATAGAGTCTACAGTTTCAGCATCACCTCCACCTGAAGCATTCCCACCAGAAGTTACAACAGAAATATCAGAATACCCCCCAATAGTTGATGCTGCGGTAAAGGAACTTGCACCATCTGCTGTTGTTCCACTAGTTACAACATAATCTAAGATAATAATATTTCCATCTATAGGTTTCTTACCATTAACCCCATCTCCAAAATAAACTTCAAATTTACCATCCTCAATCTCTTGTAAAAAATATACTAAAGTTGTTGAATCTAATATGGTATAATCTGTATTTAAGGTATAAACTTCTGTAGTAACATCACTTGAAGATGCTTGTACGGATGTAACTAAAGTAGTAGTATCTACATTTGCAGCTGGAATTACAAATCTTTGTTCTAAATTATTAGAATCAACTGTATAGGTATATCTAACTCTAGTACCTTCATAAATTGGTACTCCACTAAATACGAAAATACCAGTATCAGAAGTTGCAGTATTATCACTAGTAGTTACAAAATTATATGCAGTACCATCTATTGAGGTTGAAAAAAGTGTTCCGGCAGTCATTACTAAAGATTTTTGGGATATTGGAACATTACTAACAGTAACATCAACAGTTGTGTTAGAAGCCTTTGGAGAAGATGGCATATATCCTAAAGCTTTTGCATGGGAAACCGCACTTGCTCTAGTTAATGAGGTATCGATGAACATTTCGTTTGCAAGCATATTTGCATGAAATGCCATATAGTGGGTATTATATGCTAAGAGATCCATAAGGACAGCCATACTAGACCCCTCAAAGTTAAAATCTGAAAATTGTGATTGTTGTGAAAGAAATGTTTTGAAATTATCCTTAACCCCATCAAAGTCTAAATCGGTAATTTCTATTCTTCCTTTTGAATTTGTAGCCATATTATCTTACTTGTTCTAAAACTGTTTGCATAGATTGTAATTCTGCTGTTATATTTTCAACATAAAAATGAATTATAACACTATAATCGTTAGTATCTTCTAAAGGATTACAATCTACTTTAGTTACTGTTGCTCTTGGTTCAAAATTAGCAATAGTTTCCTCTACTGTTCTTTTTAATCTATTTGCAGTTATTGGCCCATAAGGTTCAAAGAGTAGTTGTGAAATTGCAGAACCTATTTCTGGATGAAATGGTCTTTCATAATGTTGTGTTGCTAATAAATTTTTAATAGACCTTTTAACCGCATTTATATCTGTAACAGTAGTGACATCATTAGTTATTGGGTTTTGATTTAAGTTTAAATCAATATCCCTAAATGTCCTAGTTGAGTTTGCTTCATTATTCCTTGACTCATCCCATGCGGGCATAATTATTCTCCGCTGTTATTTAATTCTTGTGACTCTTTGTGTTCTGGATCATCCTTGTCTTTGAACCAGTAGTCAGCTGTCTTAGTTAAGACCGCCACGAAAGTACCCACCAAAATATTTACGATGTCGCGATAAGTATCTCCGACATTTCCAAAGAATAGTAAATACAATAGTACAAAG